AATTAAAAATCCATTATTGGTTATTGAAGCACCACCACTTCCACTTAACCATACTTTTAATGCATTTGTAACATCCATATTAATATCAGTGGTACGATAAGAAAATGATTCAGATGATATTAGTCCTGCAGTAGATCCAACCGAACTAGATTGAAACAACCAAGAGCCACCAGTACCACTTCCCGATACATACAATGTGCTAGTTCCAATTTTTATGTTTTGACTTGATGAAATCCAAGAAGAGCCACTATAAGGACCGTTCCATGTCACACCATTCGTTGTCAACGCAGATTGGTGTCCTGTGCCATTAGTCCAATCCTGGCCGCCTAATTTTGCATGGACTGAATATTCTGCAGGAAGATTTTTTGCTTCAGATGTAAATAATTGCAATACAAATTTACAATCAGTAACTGCCTTTCCATATGTAGATAATGATGCGGAAATTTCAGGCATATCAAATTTAATGACACTTCTAGACTTTAATAAAGTGGCACCATCAGTGCCCAATCTTTTACCAACTTCTAAAATTTCGTCTAGACCAGTATTATATTCTGGTATTGATTCATATAACGTTGCGTCTTTTGCTGCATAAAATATTCTAAACATTTATATTCCTTTACTGATTTACTACGCGACCTTTAATGTCTCGATTTGGAAATTTTACTTCAAATATACTAGGATCTAATGAAGGATATATTACTCCATTTTTAGTAGCAGAATTTATATCATAAACATTGCCAGAATATCCAAATGTAATATCATATAGATTTGAAAGCGTAGCTCCGACTACTGTCTGAACTCCTTTAATATTAGCTAACGTAGTAGTTATATCTGATTTTATGATTGGTTGATTAATTTGCCATCGGTCAACATTAAACATTGATTTTAATGCATCAATACATTTCAATAAAACTTCATTGCTATTATAATTTGGCAAAACCGAAATTTCGAAATCAATACCTAAATTAATAATAAATGCATCTTTAATATTAACAGCATCTGTTAAAATACGATAATAGTTAAGATATGTTTTTAAATTTTCTTTTACTGCTTGATTTAATTCAAATAATTGTTTTGACTCATTAAATCCTAAAACATACATGTTCATTGCTAATGGATTAGCAATTCTAGATTGTTGATAATCTGTTTGCGTTATTTGATCATCCGGAACAATATATGCTTTTGCAACACTTCCAAATTTTGCTGGCATTGAATATGCACGAATTATATAATCTTCTCTTGTTACTAAGCGATTCTGAGTTGCAAAATTAGCTAATGCATTATTTTTAATGTCTTGCAAACTGTCAGAAGTTTTAGCTCCAGAAGCAGGTCCACTATTATTAACGGCAACTGTTGATTTAACAAAATTAACTAGATTGCCACTGTTTGATGTATTAATATCATCATTATATTCAACAAAATTAACTAGTGTTAATACATTTGCAGGAACATTATCTACAACTCCATTTCCTATAGTATATGTTATTGTTAATGTAGTATTAGATGGTGCTTGTCCATATGTTCTAGTATATAAAAAATTTGATGGATCAATATCAACATCAACATTACGGCGAAATCCTGCTAATCCATTTCCTACATTATCTGGATTTGGAACTATTTCTTCATCATTATTATCTGAAATGCCTGCTCCAAATTGTAATTCTAATTTGTTATCACTACGTAAACGTGTTATATAACGTTTTGCAGTTTTCTTTAATTTTAATAAACTCGGAGATGATGCTCGATATTGTGCTAAATCTGGATCATTTTCTGCCAAATTTGGAACATCTTCAAAAATAGTATCTTGAGCTAAGTATGGCACTTGATACCAATTATCTCCATCAGACTCAACAACTGAAATAATTTCTGAAATATTTGTATCAGGCAATACTATTTTATCATATGCCAATGGTGTTGTAAAACTGTATGTTGCTGTTTTAACGTCCCCTGACACTGCGCGCACTTGTTTTTTAAGCAAATAATATGTTGGTAATTTTGTTGTAGCATTACTTTCATATATGGTTATTTCGGTAGGACTAGTTGACGATGAATATGCAAAATCTATGCTATCCAATGTTCTAAATATTGCGGCGCCATTATTTTGTTTAACACGCATACCAGGTTTAATTGATAATGCATAATTAAAATCTGGTGCTACTGCTGCCCCTGCTCCAATTGATGGTATAATATGAAATACATCTAATGTTACATATGCGGGAACTACATTATTAGGATTATATCCCAATGATTTTGCAATATCAAATATATTAGCTCGTTCCGATGCTTGTTCTAACATGGACTCTTTTAAGTTTGAATCTGCATAGTATGATAACACATCGCCTACATACGCAGCTAATTCTAAGAATACCATTCCTGGCGATGATTCATTGAAGTCTACATATGTATCTGGAAAATATTGTTTAGTGAAATCAATTAGACCTTTCCTAAACTGACCAAAGTCTTTTCCTAAATATGATATATCTTTTTTAGTTTCCATATTATTGTACCGTTAATTGATTATCGTTTACAATAATAGTAATTGTATTCAATGCATCATCTGTTGTTGAATTAACTATTTGAAATGAAATTTTTACTAATATATTATAATCCAATGTAGGATCATCGTCAGCAGTAGTAGTTTCAATTTCTGTTATATTAATATATGGCAGCCAATAATTTACCGGTTCGGTAATTGCAGTATCTACCAAAGCTTTAAGTTCTGATGTATTTGGTTCAAATAATATCCTAGGCAAATTAGTACCAAACGCAGGTTGCATAACTCGTTCACCTTTATTAGTTAATAACAAATTTTTCAAATTGCTAATAGCTTGGGCAATTGAAGTAAATGTCGATGTAAATAATCCATCCGGGCCATTAAATGGCAATTCTATTCCAATTGGAATATTACTGGTCTGGTCATTTATTTCATTGATATTTATTATTTGATATGGCATTATCTTCCTTTCTTAGCATCAATTGCTTTCATTAATGCTGAGTAATCTCTAGTAAGCGCTTGTTGAACTTCGGGGGCAACTTCATATGATCTACCTGATTCAGGATCTTCCATTATTTGCGGAGCACTAGGTGCTAAACCCATTGCTTGTTGCATATTTTGTCTAGACATACCAAAGCCTTGTGCATCTCGTGAAGTCATTTTAATTTCTTGCATGCTTTCATTCATTGCATCTTTATAACTATTCATGGCTAACGGTTGAGTTTCAACTAATGCATCTGTATCATTTAATATGTTCGCCCATTTATTATCTTCAAATAAAGGTTTCTTTTTTACCGGAGGTTGCTGTGGTTTTTGAGATATTATTTTTGTTTTACTAACAGGTTGTTTCATTTCTGCAAGTGTTGATTGTAATCCTTCACGAAGAATTTCTGTTAATTCTTCTTTTACAACCTGCCGTACGGCAACTTTAAGTGCTTTTATAAGTGTATTTGTATCCATTATATCATTTTTATATAAATATTGTAGTTATTAATTTACGGGTTGTCCCCAATCATCAGCCTGAAGCTTTGGCCCATATATTGATTGATCATCTAAATTAATGTAATAATCACCTAGTTTACCTAAGGTATTCGCCGGGCCTCCTGATGCTTGATATACTTTACTAGGAGCTTCTTGTAACGATGTAAGCAAATTTTGTTGTTGCTCTAAAAGTTGCTGTATAGTATCAGATCTGTGTTGCAAATCATCGTCTGAAACATTTTCTTCATTATAAAATTCGGTATTAACTAGATCATTGTAATCAGTATCAGGTTGTAATCCATTATTGCTTAAAACATCTTGTAATGCATCATCACTTAAAGCATCTTGTGATATAGTTAATGTATCAACATCTCCGTTACATATATTTGACACTTTGTCAATTGCTGCTAACAATGGCGGAGTTATTGTTTGTAACTTTGAAGCTAATGATACTGGAACTGATGCAAATTGCGATAATGAAGATATTGCATTTACAATTGTAGCATCTTGTATAGCCGTTAATTGTTGTGCAATAAATAACGGTGCTGTAACTGGATTAGCTAATTGTGCAACGGATAATGCTGTTTTAATGCCTGTTGCTACTCCTATTAGTTGCCTAACAGTGTTAATTGTTGTTTGTATTTTAGGAATAGTTTCTTGTACTGTTGTTATTTGTTTTTGTATGTCAGCCAATTGTTTTTTGATTTGTGCGATCCTAGGATCATCACATTTTATATTGGTTGGCAATTTAACAGTATCCTGAACTGTTTTTGTTACAGTATCAAGCAATCTATCTGTTTGTATATCTACTTGTTTAATAACTAGAGTAACTGCTTTTGC